GGAGACGCGTTGGTCCCCACGCACAGATTTTTTTCGCATGACCGAGAATTCGACGCCGACTGACCTGCTGGGCGATCCCGTGCGGCCGCTCCCGGATAAGCGCGGCCGGAGGAGGCTACGGTTCCCTGAGCAAGTTTATGAAAAGGTTGAAGTTCTAGCGGCTGCTGGAATGCTGCAGGACGATATCGCAGCTGCGGTAGGGATCAGCGCTCCCACGCTACGCAAATATTTTCGTCCGGAGCTGGACATGGGTCCAGCGCGCCAGCGGGCGAGGGTTCTGAACGTCCTGGCGACGCAGGCGGACAAGGGCAACGTCTCGGCCGCCAAGGCCTACCTGGCGGAGATCGATCGTCACCAGGCCGCCGCGGCCTTCCAGCGGCGCGAGCGCAACAGCGGGGCTCCGCCGCCTGCGCCTCTGCCGCGGGTCGGCAAGAAGGCGGCGGCCCGGGCCCAGGCGGACGCCGTGATCGCCGGCGGCGACAAGTTCGCCCCGCGTGGCACGCCGCGCCTGGCGGTGGTCAACGGCGAGGCGGTCGGTGGCGAGGACTGATGCTGACCTGGTCGACAGCCTGCCTCGACTGGCGTGAACGGATCGTCGCGGGGCGCTCGCTTCTGCCCTGCGGTCCGCTGTTCCCCGAAGAGGCGACGGCGGCGCTCGAGGTGTTCCGGGATCTGCCGATCGTCGACGTGCTCGGCAAGCCGACCTTCGGCGAGATCGGCCGTGACTGGATCTTCGATCTGCCGAAGGCAGTGTTCGGCTCCTACAACCCGACGACCAAGCGTCGGGAGATCAACGAGTTCTTCGAGCTGATCGCGAAGAAGAACACGAAGTCGACCCGGGCGGCCGGGATCATGATCACCGAGCTGGTGCGCAACGAGCGCGAGGGCGCGGAGTTCATCATCTTGGCGCCCACCATCGAGGTGGCCAAGAACTCAGCCGACCCGGCCATGGACATGGTCGCCGAGCATCCCGAGCTGCGCCGCTTCCTCAAGCCGATCCCGCACCAGCGGTTGATCGAGCACATGACGACCGGCGCGCAGCTGAAGATCGTCGCCGCGGCCTCGGAGACGGTGGGCGGCACCAAGGCGACCGGCGTGCTGATTGACGAGCTCTGGCTGTTCGGCAAGCAGGCCAACGCGAAGAACATGTTCCGCGAGGCGGTGGGCGGCCTGGCCAGCCGGCCGGAAGGTTTCGTCATCGCGCTCTCGACGCAGAGCGACGAGCCGCCGACCGGAGTGTTCCTCGACTGGCTGCGCCGTTTCCGGGACATCCGCGACGGCAAGATCGCCGCGCCGCGCTCGCTGGGGCTGCTCTATGAGTTCCCCGAGGAAATGATCAAGGCCCGGGCCCATGAGAACCCGGCGAACTTTCACATCCCGAACCCCAACCTCGGGGCGTCGGTGGATGAGCAGTTCCTGCGCGACGAGTACGACAAGGCGCGGCGGGAAGGCCAGAAGTCGCTGGTCGGCTTCTATGCCAAGCACCTGAACGTCGAGCCGGGCATGGCCGCGCGGTCCGACAGCTGGGCCGGTGCGGAGTTCTGGAAACGCCGCGCGGACAAGAAGCTGACGCTCGACGAGATCATCGCGCGCAGCGAGGTCATCGTGGTTGGGCTCGACGGCGGCGGCCTCGACGACCTCTACGGCCTGACCGTCCTAGGCCGTGAGGCGCACGAAATCGAGATCGCGGCGGAGGCCGCGCCCGAAGAGGTTCAGGAGCCGGTGAACGGCAAGAAGCGCGTCAAGCGCTGGCTCTCCTGGAGCCATGCCTGGGCGCACAAGATCGTCCTCGAGCGTCGGAAGACCATCGAGAGCAAGCTGTTCGAGCTGGAGAAGGCCGGCGAGGTCACGATCCTTGACGACGGCGCCCTGGACGACAGCGGCCTGCCGGCCGACATCGCCCAGATCGTCGCTATCGTGACGCAGATCCGCGACGCTGGCGTGCTGTGCTGCGTGGCCGTCGATCCGGCCGGCTTGGGTGAGATGATCGACGCGCTGGCCGAGATCGGCATCGTCCAGGAGAACCGCGAGAGCGGCGCGAACTACATCATCGGCGCGGCGCAGGGCTACGCGATGATGAACGCCCTGAAGACCGCCGAGCGAAAGCTCGCCAACGGCTCTCTGCACCATGCCGACCAGGCGCTCATGGACTGGTGCGTGGGCAACCTGAAGATCGAGGCGACGGCCACGGCGATCCGGGCGACCAAGCAGAACGCCGGCGACGCCAAGATCGACCCGGCCATGGCGCTGTTCGACGCGGTGACCGTGATGGCCACCAATCCCGAGGCACGCCGCTCGGTCTATGAGGAGCGTGGGCTCCTGGTCCTGTAGGAGGTCGCGATGGCGAAGGGGTACAAGCTCGCCGACCTGGTGCAGGACGCCGCGGGGATCGCGGGCGCCGCCCTGATCGTCTACGGCGTTTCGCTGATCCAGCGCCCGGCGGCGTTCATCGTGGCCGGCGTCTTCCTCCTCGGCGGCGCTTGGCTGGCGGCCCGGAGAGCCGCCTAGTGGGCATCCTCAGCCGCATGGCAGGGCCCGCGCACGCCGTGCGCGCGAGCGCCGGAACGCCGTCCTACGGCATGATCCCGCCGCTGGGCTCGGTCGCCTCGGCCTCGGGGGCGATGATCTCCCAGGCGACGGCGATGACGGTCTCTACCGTCTATGCCTGCGTCAACCGTCTTGCCACCGACCTGGCCCGCTGTTCGCCCTACGTCTTCACCGTCGCTGAGGATGGCAGCGAGCGGCGCGACAAGGACCATCCGGTCAACCAGCTGTTCGTGCGGCCGAACCGGCAGCAGACCTGGTTCGAGTTCGACCGGCAGATGTGGACCGGCTACCTGCTGCGCGGGAACGCCTACGCCGCCATCCTGCGCGACCGGCGTGGCGATCCCAAGGAGCTGGTTCCGATCAATCCGGACGCCGTGATGGTGCTGGAGGCCTCGGATGGCTCGGTGTTCTACAACGTCAACCGCATCGGCCTGTGGCAGATGGCCATGCTGCGGGATTTTCCGGTCGCGATCCCGTCCGAAGACATCTTCCACATGCGGGACCTGACGTTCAATTCGCTGGTCGGCGTCTCGAACATCGGCCTCGGCCGCGACGCCATCGGCCTGACCATGGCTTTGGAGCAGCAGGCCTCGCGGTGGATCGCCAACGGGGCCCGGCCCTCGACCTGGCTGAAGACCGCCAAGCAACTCTCCGACGTCGCGGCCAAACGGCTGAAGACCCAGTTCGACGACCTCCATGCCGGCTACCAGAATGTCGGCAAGACCGTGGTGCTGGAGGACGGCGTCGAGCCCGTCGCCTTGCAGCTGACCGGCGTCGACCTGCAGTTCATCGAGCAGCGGAAGATGCAACCGGAGGAAGTCTGCCGCTTCTTCGGCGTGCCGCCGCACAAGGTGGGCGTCGCCTCCGACAGCCGGGGCGCTTCGCAGAACATCCCGGCGCAGGACCAGGACTACGTCAATTCGGCGATCACCCAGCGCGCGGTGGCCTTCGAGCAGCGGTTCGCCTGGACCTTCGGCCTCGACGCCGAGGATCTCCTGGTCCGTCGAGACCTCTCGCAGCTGCTCCGTGCCGATGTCATGACCCGGGCCAACGTCTCGCGGGTCAATATCCTTTCGGGAAAGACCACGCAAAACGAAGAGCGGAAGGCCGATGGCTTGCCGCCTTTGGCCGGCGGCGACCGGCTGATGATGCCGACCAACATGGCCGCCGAGGGCTCGAACATCACGGGCGGCGCGCCGGATGGCGCAGGGCGGCCCGCGGACGGGACCGTCGGTGATGGCAGCGCCGGCACCGGCGGCACACAGGCCACGTCGCAGGACGCGGCCGTGATCAAGGACCCCGCGGCGACGCCGCCGCAGAATTGAGGAGCTGGTCATGGCCAAGTCCCCCAAGCGTGCGGCGCCCGGTTCGGGCGCTGCCACCATCGAAGCCGTCAAGGCGCTTCTCGCCGCACATGGCGCGAAGCTGGAAACGGACCTGCCTGAGGGGCCGCTGGCTGCCGGGGAGACCTTCGAGGTCTGCCTGTCGGCCCCGCAGTCCATCGAGCGCTTCATGACCGACGCCCACGCCCTGGCGGGGATCCGGGACATCAAGGTGCTGGTGACCCACGTCTCCCTGGTGCTCGAAGTTCCGGCGGAGGTGGTGAAGTGACCATGATCCGCAAGCTCGTCCGGGCGCAGATCAACACGCTCGGGGACGACGAGGTCGAGGTGGTGATGTCGACCGCGGCCCTGGCGCGCGACGGCCATATCCTGATCCCTCAGGGCTGCCGGATCGACGACTACCGCTCCAATCCCATCGTCTTGTGGTCGCACGACCCGGACAAGCCGATCGGCAACGCGGAGAACATCGTCGTCGGACCCGATCAGATCACCGCCCGTGTGCGCTTCGCCCCGCTCGGCATCTCGCACAAGGCCGATGAGATCCGCGGCCTGGTCAAGGCCGGCGTAATCCGCACCGTGTCGATCGGCTTCGATCCGCTCGATGGCGAACCCCTCGATCCCAAGAAGCCGCGCGGCGGTCAGCGGGTCACCGATTGGGACCTGTTCGAGATGTCGTTCGTCAGCGTGCCCTCAGATACCGGCGCCGTGGTCACGGCACGGGCCAATGGAGACAACATGGACACTCCCGCCGAAACCCCCGAAGACACCGCCGCCGCGAGCGGCGAGGCCGCTGTCGAAACCGCCGTCGCGCAGCCCGGACCGCGCGCCAACCGCGCTCACATCGCGCGCGCCGGCAAAGTCGTGTTCACGCGCGGTCTCTATGACGTCGCCTCGCTCTGCTATCTCTTCGAGCAGCTGGGATGGCAGGTCGACTGCGCGAAGTGGGAAGCCATGATCGAGGGCGACCAGAGCAAGGTCCCCGCCATGCTCGCGGCCGTGCTCGTCGAGCTGGGCGACGCCCTGCTGGCGATGACGCAGGAAGAGATCGCCGAGGCGCTCGCCGGCCGTGATGCGGAGCCGGAGGAGGACGACGACATTGTCCTCGAGGTCGAGGAACGCGCCCACGTTCTCGCCGCCAAGACCCCGGCGGTGCGCGCGTTTCGGCGTGGCCTGGCGCACGCCAAGGTTCGCTCGGGCAAGACCCTCTCGGCCGATACGGTCGAGGCGCTGCGCTCGGCCCTGGCCAGCCACGAAGAGGCCATGGGCCTGCATCGCAGCGCCATGAAGAAACATCGCGAGGGCGCCGCCGCCATCAATGACATGATGGACCGCGCCGGCGTCTCCGATCCCGAGGACGAAACCGTCGAGACCGTGCAGACCTCGGGTGGCACAGGCGTCGATGAGGGCTCGGAAGGCCAGCGCGCCGATGTCGACTTCCGCCGCCGCCAGGCCGACCTCATGGCCCTTTCGGCCGAATAGATCACCGCATTCCGCCGGCGCAACTCTCTGCGTCGGAGGCCGCCCCGAACCGCCCTTGGGCAAGGCTGCCGGCCCGCTGCAAAGCGCGCCATTCCTTTAATGGAGCCCGCTATGATCACCGAACTGGTGAAGAAGCGTGCGGCCGCCTTTGACCAGTTCA